ATGTTGGAGATGGGGTCAAGCCTGTTAGGCAAACCAAGGGGAGTAATAGTCATAACCGTATCCGTTTCTGTTAGTGGTGTAATCGTCGCCGTTGCCCCAAAGGCCCATGAACAATTCATCCAGTTCGTTGAGGATCATCATATCCACGTTCACGAAGGTGGCGCGGAGTTGGAAGATCACGGCCGCCGCGTTGCCCTGAAAACCGGAAACCCCACCCTCTGATTTGGTGGTTTGGGTGTTGGTGCCGGTGTTGTCTGTCGAGCCCGTGGCTGTTGACGTGCCGATGGTATCCCCGGAACTGGTGGCGTAGTCGCCCGTGTCGGAGAGGAGTTCCTGGGGATGGTCGGAGTTGACGGCGCGGGATTTCGCGCCCGATGCTGAATCGGTTTTGGATGTTGCCGCGCTCGTGGCGGTGGAGTCCTGTTCGCCAACGTTTTTCATGTCAATGGTTTTGAGCGGGTCAAACTTAATCCGTGAAGCCTCATAATGCTGGTTATACAAGGGCATGATGTTGTTCATGCGTACCCGGAGATTGTGGATAAACAGCGAGTCGGTTTCAAAACCAATTTCACGGTTCCAAAAATAATCCGTGATTTTCTTATTCAGCGCGGGCCGGTACGCTTCATCAAACAACGGGTACGTGTCCAGCCCGATATTCGGGTGAACGTCCATCACGTCTTTCAGGTAGCTTGTAAACGTAGCCATTACGCGGCGTCCTCTCCTGCATCGGCGGCGGGCACCGGCTCGGGCTCCGGTTCCTTAAAATAGTCAACACTTACGCTAAGTCCAAACATATCGTTAATTTGTTTGGCCGCGCGTTGCCTCGAATTCAGTGCAACGTTTTTCATGGCGTCTACTTGTTCATCATTCGCACCAACCTCCGACGACACAAGCCTTTCTTTCTTGTCCTGATTGGCGTGATTGATTCCCAGGAGCCCCATGCATTCATTCCATAGCCGGGTGCGGGCTGTTTGGAGGTCGGAGAGGTAGCCGGACGGTACGCCCAAGTCCAGGACTTCGATGTCGTCCAGGTTGAGGGTGTCGGCGGCGAAGATCACACCCTGGCCTTCCTCGTGCATGCGGTTGAGGTTCGACATGGTAAGCCGCTGATTTTCCTTGGCTTTAATGACTTTGGGTTGGCGCATGTTGTCGCCGGTTATTTCGATGGTCCGGTCAAACTTGGCGATTTTCATGGCGTACATTTCCACAACATCCGTTTCCGGTGTGCGGAGATAGTTAGCGTAAATCGGCACAGCCTTTTTAGCGGACAGTTCCAGCGGGGAGCGGTTGGAGCCGATGACGGTAAAGGAGGTGGGTTCGTCAAAGGCGTTCATGTAGCCGACGTTCGCGCCCTGCGCCACAACATCCATTCCCGTTAGCTTGTCGTGGTAGTAGACGCACATTCCCCGGTAAAAGATTTCCAGTTCCAGGAAACGAGGGTTCACGGAATCGGGGAGCCCCTTCCATTCAAAGCGGTTCATACACATTTCAGAAATAACGCGGCGGAGCATCATTTCAGTAAACGCCTGCTGATCCTTCACAGGGTTCCGCTGGCGTTTGCCCGCGTTCAAATGCGGATTATAGAAGTTTGTTAGAACCAAATCAGTACGTCCCATTTACAGGATCACACCTTCCAGGGGAGCATTGTCCCCTATGTCAATGGTGCCGATATCGGCGGGATTCGCCCACACGGTCACACCCTTTTCAAAAATACCCCGGATTGCTTGCTTAAACATTTCGGGGCATTCAGCCGCCGTAATGTACGTTTCGCGTACCTTCCAGTACGTGAATTTTTCCATTACTTGCAGACTGTCCGGCATTTTACCGAACCTGTTCACAGCATAACCATACCGCAACCAGTATTCACCATTCGCCGCCATAGCGGACGGCTGAATCATTTTCAGCTTCAGATCATAGCCCCACTTATACGTTGCCAGGTTGAACGCATCCCCGCCCATCTGCCCGCTCGTGGTCGGCTGAATCAACCGAGCATCCTGCACTTTCGCGTTAATCCCTGCAATGGCATTCTGATAATCACCCTGCGCCGCAAAGTTCCCGTAATCCTTATTTGTGTCGCGCATGAATCCGGCGTTTTCGTTTTGCGCGTTGTTGACGCCAGTCGATAGAGCATTCTGGTTAGCAAGCACAGCATTATTCTGCTGTGTAGTAATAGCGTAGTTGACTCCCGCTGTAACCATTCCCGAGCCGGCACTAAGCGCAGCACCCGCTGCCCCGCCCTTGCCCCCAGCCCCGGCTACCCCACCAACCACACTGTTAGCGGCCGAAATGAGCGCATCATAACCAGCCCTAGTATTCTGGATGTTATTGGCGATTCCAGCCGCATTAATGCCCTGGCGGTTGATGCTCTGTGATGTGGCAATACCGGCCGTTGCCTGAGAAGCAGATACTTCGTTGCCTTGCATGGCGCGCTGTTGTGACCAATCCGCGGACGAATGCTGGTAGGCGATTCCGTGGGCGTTGGACGCCATGAATCCCATGTATCCGTTGTTCACGAGGGAGAAGGTGGGGAAGTTGAAAATGCCGGTAGCGAAGTCGTAGATCTCGCCGCCGTCATTGAACACCCCGTAAGCGTCCGTGGTGGGGTCGACGCCGGGTGATGCTGCGTTGTAGCGGTACGGGTAAAACAGGAGGCGCGGCCCGGGTTCCGCAAAATGGGGAACTTCCACTACGGACGCGTGCGGGTCGTTCCAGGACTCGGGTTTGATCACCAGCGGGGTACCCGTGTACGCAGTCATCTCGATGGCGCAATACGGGTAGGTCAGGAACTTCTTCAGATGGGAGTATCGCCCCTCATGGCCCAACACGACGTCGTTGCGCCAGTTGGTCGCCATTTGCACTTTACGATTCGACAGGGACCCGGCGTTGACTGAATGCATGCTGACCCCGGCAATCGTTACGGGGCTGGTGTTCATTTGGTAGAAGTCAATGGACGGGATCGCCGCAATACGGATCACACCCTGAGTAATGTACGGCTTATCAGAGAACGCTGTAAGGAATGCACGGAAGTCATTGAGGGTGTTGAAAATGTAGGTTTCAGCACCGTTGGGAAGATTCTCCAACAACGAGCCGTCAGCAGAGCGCAACGACGGATCGTTCACGTCTCCCACATCCCCGTCAAATTTCACGGTGGATGTGACCATGATGCTGTAGGCGTTGGTGTCGGCGGATACGTTGCGGGCTGTTGCCAGGGTGGTGGACCACTGGTCGATGATCTGGTATTCGCCGCCGACGTCGAGGCCTTCGGGGATGGTGAGGAATTCGCGGCCGAAGTCGTTGAACTGGTTCTCGTTCGCAATACCGATATGGCCCCGCTCGATATAGCAATTACCGAACGAGATGCCGTATCCGAAGGTTTGGAATACGTCGAGTTGGACCATGAAGCGGGTGGTGTTGGGGTTGACGTATTCGGGTGCGCCGATGAAGTAGTAGAACGCGCGGTCTACGTCGCCGTCGATGGGTTGGGCGGGGTTGAATGCCCGCAAATAGTTGTAGCGTTGGGCGACGTTGAAGGGGATATTCAACGCAATGGGTTGCCCGAAGCGGGCGTACGTGGCGTTTTGGATGGTGATTTGCGGGCCGGAATCATTCAACAACCAATCATCCAACGCGGCGGGATTCTCGAACCTGACCACGTCGCGGTAATCCGAATTCCAAGGAACCGTGTGCAGGGAAATCCGGGTACGAGCACCCCACAGGGAGTAGTTGAAGTCGAGGCCGTGGGTGCGGGTTTGCGGTAGTTCTTCTATGGCGTTCATAGGGCCAACCTTACAGTCTGTTTAGCGGGAGGTTTTTCATAGCCTACCCTGTATTCAAAATTGGGTGTCGAGGCTCTCGACAAAAGAAAAGACCCTCACCATAGGGTGAGGGCCTTTTCGATTGGCTAGTCGCGGGTTTCAATCATGTATCCGGGGTTCCGCTGACCTTGCGATTCAACGTACTTGACTTCCATGTCGAGGCGTTCAACGATTTCGGCTTCCGTGTCTGCCGTGGCAACGATTCGGTTGTTCTTGCGGTTTACGAGAATGAAGTACATTTTATCTCCCTTTGTGGCGTTCCTGCGTTCTGTAATTATTATTGCATGATGTGTGAACGCATGCAAGTCCATACACAAAGAATCCCCCAACCAAATGGTTAGGGGATTCTTTGTCAGGAGCGCCACAGCCCCGGAACTAGCCCATCATGGGGATTGAACTAGTTCACAGTGACAGTGTACACGGGATCGCCGGGCGCGCTGTTCGCGGTCACGGTGAACACGTCACCAGCCTCATTGAGCTCGATCAGAACGTCGCCGGTGTCGGGGCCGGCGACCACGATTTCATCCAGGGTCGTGGTGCCACCCGGGACAATAACGGTGTAGGCGGTGGTGCCCGGTGCGAACGCCGGGCTAACCGCGACGCCCTCAACCGTGATGCCCGTAACCGCCTGCGAAGCATCACCGGCAATCGGCCAGGAAACGGTGGAGTCGCCGGAGACGGTGAGCGTCTTGACGGCGGACTTGACGCCGTCCTTCT